GCGGGACAGTTTGCCAACCTTCCCGGTGGTTTCAAGGCCAGAGGCGTCAGGTTAGTAGGAGATAATGATCCTATCTCTCCCGGTGAGTTTAAGGAGGTGGAGAGCACAGGCATTGACCTGACCAAGGCCATTGTACCTCTGCCTTATAAAGAACCTTCTGGAACTCTGCTCCAGATGCTCCAGTTTGTTGTGCAAGCAGGGCAGAAGTTTGCTGACTCCACAGAACAAATTATCACTGACTCTGCCAACTATGGTCCTGTGGGAACCACCATGGCTCTTCTGGACGCCTCTTCCAAGTTTTCCACAGCAATTCACAAAAGAATGCACAAGTCTCAAGCTGATGAGTTTGACATTCTGGCCAGAATTAACTACGACTTTCTCCCTGACAGTTACCCCTACGAGGTCATAGGAGGAGATCAAAAAATATTTAAATCTGATTTTGACGGGAGAATTGATATTATTCCTGTCTCTGATCCTAACATTCCCTCCTCTGCACATAGACTAGCCCTGGGGCAGATGGCAATACAACTTGCCAGCCAAACTCCCCCAGGTACTTTTAACATGCCAGCCTTGTTCAGAGAGGTGCTCACAGCGGCTAACTTTCCAAACCTAGATGAAATTCTCCCACCGGAACAAAAGCCAGAACCCAGGGACCCCTTGGCAGATATCATGGCATCTGCAAAAGGACTACCAATTGCAGCGTTCCCAGGACAGAACCACGAAGCTCACATTCAATTCAAGACAGCTTTTCTCAAAGACCCTGGCAACGGAGCAAATCCAATGATGCAACAGATTGTTCCTATTCTCAACGCCAACATCAGAGACCATATGCTGATGAAATATCAAGAGCAGATAGGCGGTGTTGTCAGTGGAGTTGCCAATGATCCACAAACTGCAGAGATGGTGATGGCTCAAGCAGCAGAAGAAGTTGCCAATGCAAACGCTGCCCTGGGCATAGCACAAAGTCCAGAGCAACAGATGATGAACATTGAGCAGCAGCGTCTACAACTTGATCAACAGAAGATGCATATGGATGCTCTGGAAAAAGCTGCTGATCTAGAAGTCAGAAGCAGAGAACACGAAAGCGCAGACAAGAAAGTTCAGTTGGATGCTCTGATAGATATCAGTAAACTTTCTATGGAGTCTGACAGAGATGCAAACAAAGCTCTGGAAGCAGCGGCTAAACTTTCCATAGAAGCTGAAAAAGCTGGAGGAGACGCAGAACTTAAAAGAAATAAAACTGCTCTAGATACACTGGTGAATATGGCAAAACTAGAGAAGTAATAAGTATGAAAGAAACTTTGGAAGAAAGAATAAAAAGACATGAAGGATATATGCTCAAACCCTATACTGACACGCTTGGCTTTCTTACAGGAGGTTATGGACACAAAATCATCGAAGGAGAAGAAATTCCCACTGATCAAAAAGGCTGGGAAAAACTTTTTCAAAAAGATTTTTCTAAGGCTGAAGAAGGTGCTAAGAAGCTTATCACGAAAAATAAGTTAGAAAATTTACCTTGCGAAGCCGAGGAAATTATAATAGAAATGGTATACCAAATGGGAGAAAGAGGAGTTTCAAAGTTTAAGAAAATGTTTAAAGCACTAAAGAAAGAACCAAAAGATTTTATTGAAGCTTCAATTCAAATGATGGATTCCCGGTGGGCCAAGCAGACATATTCAAGGGCTAGAGAACTTTCTGATAGAATGAGAAATTTATCCTATGCCGCTTAAACCAGGAAAGTCTGCCAGAACAATTTCAGACAATATTAAAAAATTAAAAGAAGAAGGCTACTCGCAAAAGCAAGCAGTGGCCATTGCCATGTCTAATTCTAAAAGAACCAACAAAAGACCTTCCAAGAAACGAAAGAGGACAAACCGTAGAAAATAATCATGGACATTTTTGAAGAAATTAGAAATGCTTTTAAAGCAGAACAAGAGTCTCTAAAAGATTTCCTTGCAAAGGGACACGTTGAAGATTATAACCATTATAGACAAGTAGTTGGAACACTCTCTGGAATTGAGTGGTCTTATACAAAATTAACTGATGTTGTAAACAAAAGAATGGAGATAGACGAAGCCGATGATTAATCCCTCACTTGCAGGAGCAATACCAAATGATTCATGGATTACCAAAGATGACTACCCTGATCCAGAAGTTCTACCAGAACTACCAGGGTATCATGTTCTGGTGCGCCCTGTCACTATTAAGGCAGAGACAAAAGGAGGCATCATCTTACCAGAGAAAGCTAGAGATGATATCGCCTATCTTACCACGGTGGGGCGTGTACTCAAAGTTGGAGAACTTGCCTACGAAGATAAAGAAAAGTTTCTCGGTGGAGCTTGGTGCAGAGTGGGAGACTATGTTTGTTACCAAAAATTGACAGGCACAAAATTTGTTTACAAAGGGGTAAAGCTTCTTCTTCTTTTTGATGATCAGGTGATAATGAAAGTGGACAACCCAGAAGACCTAGATACTACACTTGTATTAGGTGGTTAAGTATGTTAATAATATAAATTATGCGTAATCTTAGTTATCGCAAACTATGGAGAAAGAATTAATGTCGGAAGAAAAAGCAGAAGTCGAAGCAGAAGCCAAAGAAAATGTAGCTGAAGAGCTAACCGAGTGGAGTGAGATTGATACATCTTCCACCGTAGAAAAGGAAAAGGTTGAGTTTGAAGTAGAAGGAGAAGAGAAAGCAGAAGTTGAAGCCACTTCTTCTCAAGAAAAAACAGAAATACCTGAGTTAGAAGGAATAGAAACAAAAGGTGCTGAGAAGCGTATCAGACAACTTGTACAGCAAAAGAAAGAACGAGACGCTGCACTCGCCCAGTCAGAAGCCGAAAAACAAGAATTAATAAGGCAGTTAAATGCCAGAGACCACTACACTGTAGAAGCTTCTAAAACTAGTAATACCACCAGTGAAAGACTTCTACAGCAGCAAATTGAACTAGCAAAGAAATCTTATCTTGATGCCTATGATATGGGCGAAAAAGAAAAGATGCTAGAAGCACAAGAGCTTATTAACAAGGGTCAGGTGGACCTTGCAACTCTAAGCCAGCAGCGTCAAGCAATTGAGCAATATGAAACTCAACTTGCCCAGAGAGCACAAGTGGCGCAGCATCAGCAACAGCAGCGGCAGCAGCAGGTTGCACAGCAGCAGCAAGAATATGATCCTCTTGCAGTTGAGTGGAGTCAAAAGCCTGAAAACTCTTGGTTTAATAAAGATCAGATTATGACAGTGGCGGCACTTACAATTGACGCCCAACTAAAACAAGAAGGTTACGATTCTTCTAGTCCTGAATTCTACCAAGAAGTAGACAACAGACTAAGAAGAGAATTTCCACATAAGTTTAGTGGAGAAACGAGTGTAGAGGTAGGATCACAACCTACACAGCAGGTGGTGGCAGGACAGTCGCGCAGTTCTCCCGCTTCTGGCAAAGGTAAGAAAGTTAAACTTACTCAAGCCGATGTAAAGCTTGCCCAGAAATGGAATATACCGCTGGAAAAATATGCTGCTGAGAAGGCAAGAGCCGACAGAGCAGCAGGTGAATATGTTCCAATTGGGTAAAGTCAAGCGCGTAATAAAAGAAAGGAGCGTTTAAAGATGAGTAAAACAAGTAGTAGAGCAACGCAGACAAGGGAAACTGAAACAAAGGAATATACTTATACAGAACCTAATTGGTTAGATATACCAAACCCTGTTGTAGACAGATTCACCGCTGAAGACATGGTTCTCCGTTGGATACGCATCTCCCTCAAAGGTGAGGATGACTACAAGAATGTTGGTAATAAGATGACCCAAGGTTGGGTATTTGTAACTCCAGAAGAAGTTCCTGAGATGTTACACTCTGCCACTGTTTTAGATACTGGACGCTATCAAAATTGCGTTGTACGGGGGGATGTCGCTCTTGCCAAGATGCCCCGTGGCAAAGCAAAAGCCAGGAATGAGTATTATCAGGATAAGGCCAATGCCATGATGGATGCTGTAAATCAGCAATTGATGGCAGCGTCAGATTCCAGAATGCCCATTTCAAATAATAGCACTTCAACTGTAACCAAGGGTAGGATGCCTCAGTTTCAAAACTAACAGTTAAAGATACTGCTTATTCTACTCATCTTTAAAGAAAAGGAGATTGTAGTATGACTACTACTAAGGCCCTAAATGGTCTCACTCCTTCGCGTAGATACGCTGGTGGCGCAAACACCACACAGACTCGCAACTATCGGATTGCATCTGGTACTGCATCAAACATCTTTACGGGTGATTTGGTCCATATCAGACTAGGCAATATTGATGTTGTTAGTGCTAACACTGGTGATGTGGACGCACCAATTGGTGTTTTCATGGGTTGCTACTATGAAGAAGACGGTGAGCCAAAGTGGCGAGACTTTTGGCCCACGGGAACTTCTGCCAGCAATGCCTACGCGATTGTTTGTGATGATCCCCAAGCAACTTTTGAGATTCAAGCTGATGCCAGTTGTACGGTTGGCGACATCATGGAACTCAATTTCCCGGTGACTCGCGGTGCAGGTTCCACCTTCACAGGACGTTCCGGTTTTGGTCTTAAAGTGGCTGGAACCAGCGGTGTAGCGGGTATGGTGCGTATTATTGACTTTGTTGATACCCCTGGTAATGACATTGATAATACTTCAGAACGCGCTTTCCCAATCTGCGAAGTCCAACTTATCCATCATCAGTTGACTCAAGTGTCATCTGGTGTTTAACCCGAAAGGAGCTTAGACAATGGCTATTAATAGAGCTAGTATTGCCAAGCAGCTTCTACCGGGTCTTAATGCCGTTTTCGGTATTGAGTACGGAGAAGTTGCTGATGAATACAGTGTTCTCTTTGAAGTAGAGAACTCTGACAGAGCATTTGAGGAAGAAGTCCTCTTCACTGGATTCGGCACGGCACCTGTCAAGGGTGAGGGTGCTGCTGTTCAGTATGACAATGCTCAAGAAAGTTATACTTCTAGATATACGGCTGAAACTATAGCTTTGGCCTTCTCAGTTACGGAAGAGGCTATGGAAGACAACCTGTATGACACGTTTGCCAAGCTACGTGCCAGAGGGCTTGCCCGTTCCATGGCTAATACGAAGCAAACCAAAGCTGCAGATATTTTCAACAACGGCTT